CAGCGTATCAAAACGCCTCAGATATAAATCCTGTCACAGGGCTATCTCAGATCATTACTGGCGCAACAGTTACAGCTCCTGGAACGCTTGTTTTTGCGCCTGACTATCTTATTGGCAATACATCAAATCAAGGCAAAGGAGATCCCGGTAAAGTTCTTGGTCGTGAGCGATTACTTCGAAGAAATACAACTTACCTACTTAGATTGACCTCACTTGATACTCAGCCGCAGGATATAACGTCATTGCTGTCTTGGTATGAGGGGGAGTTAGACTTGCCAAGGTTGTAGCCATTATTAGTGTAATAAAAAGCCCTCTTATTTGAGGGCTTTGTTTTATTCACACGCTGGATGCTTAATGCCTTTACAGGTTAGTATCTTGCAGTTTAGCGATAGTATTTGGTCGATAGTGCCATCGGTTAATATGTCGTCAGCACTGGGATTAATCGGCTCCAAGCCAGTACAAACTGGAACTTCGATATACCTAATCTCTGTTGAACTTTGACAGCCTGTCACGCTTACTAGTAGCGCTAGACTTAATAATATTCGTGTCAATCTCATGGTATTGCTCCTGAATGGCGTTAACCTTTTGCTGCTTTTCAATAACCGCCTCGACCGTTTTAATGTTGGCCTTTTCGGTTTTAACATCTTCTTGAAGCGAGTCAATCTTTTTGCCACGATAAGCAAACATAGCGCCAAAGATGCTCACGAAGATAGCTAGCGCACCTAATGCATACAGCTTAAGTTGACTTAGCATTATCATCCCCTTGGGCGACTTTCTTATCAGCAAAGTTACCCGCAGCATAAATACCAATAAGGCCGGCGGTCAGCATTGCATATGTTGATCCGTCTACCTTATCAAAAACCAGAGCGACAGTGGATACTGCCTGCCAGAAGTTAACCGTCCAAAACTTGCGACTAGTCCATTTGTTTATCATTGTAATCACCTCACTATTTGATTTAAGTAAGGTGATTATAATCCAAAACCTAGGCGAGCATAAGCCAAAGCAAGTAAACCGTCACAATGCCGCAAAAGAAGCCTGATAGAAACTCGATTGCTTTATTCATTTTTTACCTTTGTCGCTATTTTGCAAAATAACATAACTTCTTTTGATGAGTCAGAGTTCAAGACGTTTTTACCTTTAAGGTCGTAAACTCTAAACTCCCAGCATTGACATGTTTCCGGGTGGCATATTCCGTGTCCTGTCTCAATCCTAAAATCCTTAGTTAAAGCGTCTAGTTCATATGCTCTCATTTTTTACCGCCTTATTCTGCAACTCAATAATATAATCAATATCTTCCTCACGCCCAAACTTTGCCATTGGTCGACCGTTCAATTCTAGCCACCAGCCAGTTTTACAGCTGCTTTTTGATTTAGTTAGCATTTATTTAAAGTCCTCAGTATTCGCTAGCGCTCTAGTTAGCAATGAACTTGCTTTATCCATATCTGATTCATTTTCAATTGCAACAACAGCAGAGCCCATGGCTTTCTTTAGTGTTGCAACATCAAGTAGCAGCATCTTGTTTTGTTCGGTTAGCTCATTCGTTAGGCTTAACAATTGCTCTGCTGAATTACATATCTCGCCTGTGCGCTCAAACTCTTTCCACGAATTATCAAGGTGTTCGTTCATCGTTGCATTCCTTATAAATCATTATTGAAAACTCACCAACACTCAATTGCTCATTAACGTAATTTGATAGCGCTAGTCTAAGTATTTTCTTATCTTTATTCGCTGATTTGATTTTACTCAAATCAGCGAGGTTAACTGCTGTCATTATCTCAACTGCTGCGACTTGTTTAAGTTCGCAGTGAGATGGCGGAAGGTCTATTTGTTCCATACGTCATAAGCCACACCAAGGGTTATTGCATCAGCGACAGGCCATTCAGCCAAGACATCATCAACCGCCTTTTGCTTTGGTGTGCGAGTGTCAAAAAATGATAAGTCAGTAATTGCCGCTGTATTTAAAACGTCTGGCTGACAATTAAGCACGATATAGCACACCTCTTCATCATGATTTACGGTTATGTGAATAACCTCTAAATCATCACCATCTTCCCATCCATACTTTTCATCGTGAAGCCTGCTAAACTTGCCATCAATGTCATGATTAAACTTAAGCTTAAATCCAATTGACGGCTCAGCCATTGCTTGTGTGAATACTGGTTTATCATTCGTGTAAGAAACTATTTTGGGCTCATGGCCATTACTTATAATTCTAGTGAGCTTTCCACTAACATGCTCATCAAATTCATAAGGCTTAATTTTATTAAATGCCTCAGCCTCTTCTGGCGTTTCGGTTGGGATCTCTTCGTGCGTAACAGCGTCGTAAAACTTTAGATAATATTCTAGATAGTTTTCGGCAAGAGAGTCCACCCATTGAGTGCCGTTATAGTAAAAGCACTTATTACCGAGCGCTTTAATACGAGGCCACAGAGGAGACTTTCTGTATTCTGACTTGATTGCGTGCGTAGTACCTGTTGGTGCCATCATATCTGTTGAGTTTGTCATATTACTTCCTTAGTAAATAATTAATGCTGCTATAGCAAAAGCAGCGTTGATTGCTGTTATTTTTATAAATGCATTGCCAAAGCTTCGCGCTGTGACAATAACTGCTGATGTCGACACGGCATAAACCGCTATCGCCATCATTATGCAGGTAACTAGGTTCATAATGTGCTAACCAGGTGCGAAGCATATGCTGCAAGCACGATTGCTATCGCGATTAGCTCGCAGTTTTTGTTGATTAGCTTGTGGGTGTTGTTGATGAATTTAAGCATGGTTGATTATCCTGTTTGATGTGATGCACAAATAATATGTCATAAACTAAAATAAGTAAAGCATTATTGCGGAATCGTGTTATAGTAATTGCAGGTTAACAACGGAGATAGAAAATGTTCCATAAAGTATTCGATAGAGTCATCGGCCATGAAGGTGGCTTTCAGAAGATGCCACACGATAGAGGTAACTGGACTAGCGGCGTAGTCGGTCAGGGTGAATTAAAAGGCACTAAGTTTGGTTTGTCTGCAATGACTTACCCAACAACCAATATTGAAGCGCTAACGGTTGATGAAGCTAAGATGATTTATTTTTATGATTGGTGGCGACCGCTAAACATGGATAGATTCCACTCATCTATGCAGTATCAATTCTTTGATGCCGCAATCAATCACGGTGCGCATAACGCCACTAAGATGATGCAACGTGCAGTAGCGGTTAATGATGACGGGATTATTGGTCCTATGACGTTAGCGGAAGTTAACAAGATGGATATTAACGATTTGCTTATGCTTTTCATTGCAGAGCGGATCAAGTTTTTCACACAGGTTTCAACATTCGATGAGTACGGTAAAGGCTGGATGAATCGCATGGCTAAAAACCTAGAATTAGCAGCAGAGGATAATTAATCATGAAATACACAATAGGTGCAAAATTGTTTATAGGCTTTATCGTTGTCATGACCGTATTATCGGCTATGGCTTTAATCAACTTAATTTAACGGGAATAACATAATGAAAATGACACCAGTAACATCAAGCAACATCGCGGCAATTGGCTATGATAAAGACGCAAAAGAATTGTTTGTTGAGTTTAAAAGCGGCAAGACGTTCAAATATGCAGGAGTCTTTGAAGATGAGTATACGTGCTTAATTGAGGCGGTATCGGTTGGGTCTCATTTCTTTAGAAAGATTAAAGGGGTTAAAGTTGGTAGTGAAGTTGTTATAGCTGTAACTGATGATATCAATACCGATGACGAGTTGGTCGCTGAGGTTGATGCGGCCTATGAAAAGGTAAGCAATGGAACAGCAGTGTTTACCAGTAATGCGGAAGTTAACAAGATGATGGAAGAAAAGAAATCAATATTTAAATCCGTTGCAGATGAAAACTTTAAAAACATGAAGCTTGCTATTCAGCAATGCGGGGCTAAAGATAAGGTCATTGCTGAGCAGACAATGCAGATTGAATTTCTGCGTGAAGCTTTAATTAATGTCGATAACTTGCTGTCTGGCTACATTAAGCCGCCAGCAGCCGTTAAGCTAGCTATACACAAAGCAAGAAAAGCACTAGGAAGAATATGCTAACCAAAGTAAAAGACAGCCAAAATAAAAAATGCTTCTGGCTAGAGTTAGACGGCCGCCCGTTGGCTAAGATTTGGCGCGAAGATGACATCGATTACATTTTAGGATTGCAGGATAAGGATTAATAAATAATGAGTATCATTAAACAAATAAAGATTGGCTTTTCAAATAATCCAGCTATGACAATTTTTAGATTAATGCTATATCCGTTTGTATTTGTAGTTATTTTACTTTGTATTTTATTGATTGTATTTTGTGTAACTGCATTTAACCTAAGTATTAAGAGTGGGGTTGATGCATTTGAAGAGCTAATAGGACTTAGTTTTTAGCATAGAATAAAGTCCGTGGATTGATATTCCATTGTAATTTCCCAACCAAACCCCCTAGTGATATACTCAATCCATATCATTAGAGGGTTTATCAATGTCAATAATTAATCGAGTGCGCAACGTCTTTAGCAAGCAAGTGCCACCAGCAACAAAACAGGTAGAGCCAACTATCAGCGACGATGCACCAAAGGCGTTACATGATGCGTTTACTATGGACGGGTTTGACCTTAAGCTTGATGAACTTCGTCATAAATACATTGTCGATAATGCGATCCAGAAAAATGCACCTGTGCCAACTGGTGTGGCTATGGACTCTGTTTGCTCAAGCCAAAATTACCGGGGCTCATTTGATTATGTTAATCGGCAAGTGCTGTCGTATTACGTTGCATCATCATCGTTTATCGGTTATTACGCCATGGCTGTCGTTGCTCAAAACTGGCTAGTACAATTAGCTTGTAGCTCTGCGGTTGAGGATGCTATGCGCAAGGGCTACGAGCTCGTTAATAGTGATGGCGAAGAATTAGAGCGAAAAGAAAAACGCAGCATAGCCAAGCTTGATAAGCATTATCAGTTGGACCAAAACATCATTGAAGCTGAAACATTTAACAATGTGTTCGGCATTCGTCATGTGTTGTTTAAGCATACAGACCCAGATTTTGACTATGAAAAGCCGTTCAATGCCGACTCATTCAAAGGTGGAAAGTATGCGGGTATTTCTCAAGTGGATCCTATGTGGGTAACGCCTGAGCTGGCGGACGGAGACATTACCGACCCTACATCGATTAACTATTACCAGCCAACGTTCTGGCTGATAAATGGCAAGCGATATCACAAAAGCCACTTTGTTATTTTAACGGGCGATCACGTTTCGGATTACCTCAAGCCAACATATCGTTACGGCGGTGTTGGTATGGCGCAAAAGGTTTATGAACGCGTATACGCAGGCGAGCGCACCGCAAACGAAATCCCGAAGCTCGTTATGACCAAGCGTATGAACGTGCGTAAGACTGACTTAGCGAAAGCGCAAGCGAACAAAGAAAAGTTTATTCAATCGCTCAATGCTGCTGCTGAGTTCCGCGATAACTACGGCACTCAAGTTATTGGCAAAGATGAGGACTCGACTCAGCTTGAAACCTCTCTTGCTGATTTAGACAATTCTATGTGGGCTAACTATCACTTGGTGGCCGCTATTTCTCGCCGGCCTGTGAGTAAGTTATTCGGCACTGGCTTTGGTGGCTTTAGCACGGGAGAGACTGACGAGGATTACGACATCGCTATGCTGCAAACATTGCAGTCCGGTAACCTTGAAGATATCGCTTACGCGCATTACGAACGATTAATGATGTCCGAGTTCAGCAAAGAAATGGAACTGGATATTATTTGGAATCCGCTTAAGATTATGAGTGATAAAGATATGGCTGATGTGAACTTTGTTAAGTCGCAGACGGCTATGAATGAATATGGCATTGGTGCCATTGGTGATGTTGACGAGCGTGAGCGCTTATCGAAAGATAAGAATAGCGGTTACTCTGGAGTTGAGATAATGGAAGTCATACCGCCAACTGATGAAGAAATAGCGCAAGCAGAAGCGGAAGCCGCCAAGCTAGCTGGTGAACAATAATGGCGGTAAAGCATCGTAAGATGACGTTAAGCGGACAGCGTAAAAAGTGGGTTGAAGGTCGTGACGCCACTTTGCGCGGTGAGCCTGTGCGCCTTAATCCGCGCACGGCTGAGCAATATGCTGATGAAGTGGTAAAAATGGTTCGCGCTATGCACTTGGATATCAGCAGTCAGGTTGAGAAGTTATTCGCTAAGCCTGTTGCTAAGGCGGCAGTTCAGAAAACTGAAGTTATCTCTATGGATGGGCTACCTGAGTACATGAGAAAAAAAATGTCTGGGGTGGGGATTAAAACTAGTCGAGACTGGCTGGTTACTATAGATGGCGTTGCAAATGACGAATCAATTAGCTCTATGGCCGTTGCGCTAACCGATAAATTAGCTGACAAGTGGATAAAGCGCTTTGCGTCATTTGGGGATAGCTGGACTAAGCGCATGATGACAAAAGCCACTGAGCTATCAGCAAAAGACCTAGGCCGCAGCATGGAAAAGCTGAGCGGTGGATTAACTATCGACACAAACCAGTTAAGTGATAAAACTAAAGACAAAATGATTGCTAGTGCTGACCAAGCATCAAGCCTCATTAAGTCAATCGCGCCGCAGTATACCTCATCAGTTAAAGAGGCTGTATCGCGATCAATCGTTGACTCGTCAAGCAGCTTTAGCCAGCTGCAACAAACAATACACGATAGCTTGCAAGACAAGTATAAGTCACACAAGAACAAAGCGTTTAACGTGGCTAAAGACCAAATGCGCAAGTCATACACTGCTATTACAGAAGGTAGAATGAAGGACTTGGGTGTTGGTGATTACATATGGCGTCACGCAGGGGGTAGCGTTAACCCAAGAGATTATCACTTGAATGTATTGAACGGCCAAAAGTTTAGCTTAGATAATCCTCCCGTGATTGATCCAAAAACAGGTGTAAAAGGTAAGCCGGGCGACTTACCTTTTTGTTCGTGCTATATGGAGCCTGTGATTAGTTTTGATAAGAAGGGTTAACCCCATTGATGAGCCATTGCTTTTGCTATTCCTGTTGGGGTTTTGCTTCTTAATCTTGCCCTGTCTTTACTTGGTGGCATTCTGTGCACCCATGACCATTTTTTATGCTCATCAGTCCCTGGTAGTGGAATAACAAGTTTATTGCTAGCTATTAAATCAGGCAAACCTATTAACTCGAATCCGGTTGCTTTAAACGTTTTTTCACCAAACCACCAAGGTTGCACAACCTGCCGATGTCCTGGCGTTATTAGCTCTCTTGCGTGACAATGCATTATAGGGTTTTCTATGCATTTCATTTTTATTGGTGCGTCACGTAAAGCTTTATAGAAATCAGCTCCATCAAACAATTCTTTCCACATTTGAGTAAGAGTTTTACCTTTTGGCGGAACCTTCATCCATCTAGCTCCAGCATTGGTTAGCCTAGTGCATGGAGGATGAGCTATCATTAAGTCCCATCCATCACAGATAACCTCTAATACATCTTTTTGTATATGCCATTCTGGATACCCCCCGCTACAAGGGTCGATATCACAAGAGTATGCATCGTGACCTTTATCTCTAAATGCCTTGCAAACTACCTGGCTTTCTTCGCACGCCACCAATACTTTCACTGTAAACCTCCATGATTAAAATCAAAACAACAATAACGCGCTATTGCTTTAATGTCAACTTTTATCACACACCTTTGCATCAATACCCAATCTGCAATATACTAGCTAAAACATTAAGGCCATGCTGACTGTATGAAATACACAGAAGATGAAAACGGATACATTACGATACCAAACAACCCGATATCAAAGTCGGGCGTGTTTCAGTATCTTGGCTCTAGCATTTCCCCTGAACTAGATCCTGAAACCGTTTATAATGTGTGGCGTCCAGAAGAAGAGTTAAACAACCATGACACTATCGAATCATTTCGCTTAACACCATGGATACCAGAGCATATCATGCTAGGTACTGGCTTTACGCCTGCCGAGGTTGTTGGCGTTCAAGGTGTTACGGGTGAAACTGTTGAGTTTAACAACGGTACTCTGTATTCTAAATTGAAACTGTTTGGCGAAGATTTAAAGAAGTTGATCCGCGCCGGACTGAAAGAGTTATCCTGCGGCTTTCGTTGCGCATGGGAAATTAAAAGCGGTATGACGCCAACAGGTGAACGATATGACGTCATTCAGCGACAGATACGAGGAAACCATTTGGCCAGTGTCGAGCAAGCTCGCATGGGTTCGGATGTTCGCGTAGCAATGGACAAGGCAGTTTTTGCTCTTGATTCATTAGATTTTAACCCTAAACCAAATGGTGAAACTATGACACTTGAAGAAGCAATGGCTAAAATTGCAGAGCTAGAAAGTAAACTTTCTGACAAGTCGAAAGCCGAAGACGCTGACGAAGAAGAAGAAAAAACCACTAAAGCCGAAGATATGACCGAGGAAGAAAAAGCCTTGGACGCTGACGCCGAAGAAGAAAAGGACAAGGAAAAGTCAGGCGCTATGGATGCGGCTATCAAGGCTATCAAGGCGCTTACCGCTAAGGTAACCAAGCTTGAGTCAGCAGCGATGGACGGCAATGCAATGATGAAAGCTTTCACGGCTAAGCAAGAATTAGCTAAACAGGCTTCTGCTATTGTTGGCGCGTTCGACCATTCCGACATGGATGCTAACGGCGTTGCTAAATATGCGCTTAAAAAAATGGGTCATGCCTGTGATGCTGGTTTAGAGTTAGCCACATTTAAAGGCTTCTTGTTAGCGAGTAAAGCGCCAACATTCACGGTTGATAACGGTCACGCTAAAGATGGTGCCGATGTTACCAAATCTGAAACGCTTGATAAGGCGGGGCTATAATTATGCAAAGTTCAGTTTCAAATAAATTCTTAGCCACGGGTATTCCTGGCGAGTTTTCGCGCTCTGGCAACCAAGAGACTCGCGGCGCTATTTTAGCCTCTGCTGCAGAAGCTAATAACGTTGTTGGCCGTGCAGTTAAAACTGTCACAGGTAAAGACTTCAATGTCGGTGTTGCGGCTAACGGTAATTTTGCTGGTTTACTATCTAGCCCTAAGACCGGTATTCGTGCCAATCTTGATGCTCAAGCATTCTTACCTAACGCTACTCAAGTAGAAGTTGCTGAGCGTGGTTACATGTTCGTTACGCTTCCTGCTGCCGCTGCTGTTGGTGACTTTGTTTACTACAGCAATACAACTGGCGTGTTAGCAACTGCTGCACCTGCTGCAACTGCACCTGTTGGTCATTCTCGATTGCCTGGTGGTTTAGTTCAGGGCCAAAACGTGACCGGCGCTGGCGTTGGTGAAATTTACTTTGATATTGCTGGCTCAGCAGTAGCAACTCCAGCACCATAAGAGGATAAGCGAACATGTCTACTAATTTAAAATATAAATACCCTGCTCAGTCTGTCGCGATGGACTCTGCAGATATCAAGGCGCTATCTTCACGCGCTGAAAGCTTATCGAAACTAGGTATTTCAGTTAGCCCTGAGTTTTTACGCTCATTTAACAAAAATGCGATCAGCGTTGCGTTAGATGCTGGTATCACTCAGCCTGTTACAACTCCGTCAAATGGCACGCCAGTTCAATTCCTTCAAGAGTTTTTACCGGGTGTTGTCAATGTATTAACTACAGTTCGTAAAGCCGATATGGTCGCGCCTGTTGTTACTGCTGGCGAATGGCATTTAGAAGAAGTTGTATTGAAGGTGATGGAGCATACCGCTACCCCTCAGCTTTATTCTGACCATGGTGGTGTGCCATTAGTTTCATTCAATGAAACCTATGAGCGCCGTCAAGTTGTTCGATTTGAAATGGGTATCCAAAATAACCCGTTAGCTGATGCACGTTCAGCAGCTACAGGAACAAGCCCAGGTCAAGAAAAGCGCGTAGCACTTGCGGAAGGTTTTGAAATATTACGTAATGATATCGCGTTCAATGGCTTTAACGTTGGTACTGGTAAAACTTACGGCATCTTGAATGATCCTAATTTACCTGCTTATGTGACCGTAGCGAATGGTGGTGGTGGTAACACTACTTGGGCGAGCAAGACTACCGTTGAAATCATCAACGATTTAGCGACTGCTTTGCGTGCGTTAGAGGTTCAAGCTGGTGGTCACATTGACCCAACTATGAATCGTGTGGATCTTGAAATCCCACTAGCGTTTAACTCATTCCTTACTCAAACTGATGGTTCTATTGCCAACGGTAAGACGGCTATGGAATGGTTAAAAGAAAACTACCCAATGGTTCAGGTTGTTACTGTTCCTCAATTTACTGGTGCTAACGCTGGTGAAAACGTTTTCTACCTTAAAGCGGTATCGGTTGATAACTCTGGCACTGATGGCGGTGAATCAATGATTCAAGTTGTACCCGCCAAAATGCGTGCAATGGGTTCAGTTCAGAATGAAAAAGGCGGCACAACTGAGGGTTATACCTCGGCACTGGCTGGCGTATTCACTAAACGAGCTTATGCAGTTATCCGTTACACGGATATCTAAAGCTGTATTGTGATATAAAAAGGCATCTATATGATGCCTTTTTTATTGGGTTTAATAAATGTGTTGACACGCAAACCCAATATAGCTATATTGATGACTAACCGATCTGTTGATTGGTGTATTTAAAATCTTGACTGGCAAAGTGCTGAATGTCGAACAAAAGTGACCGCAGACGCGGCGACCAATTTAACCCGCCCATCAGCGGGTTTTTTATTGCCTTTTATTCGATAACGATACGGTGTAAACTAACCGTCTATGGATAACCATATATATTACTTTCAACCAACTAATAAAGGTGCATGATAATGTCCAATAAACAAGAATCTGCCGCAAAGCCAGAATCAAAATCTAAAATCTATTCTCAAGCTTCTAATGATTTCGTGGTGCCTACTTACGAAAAGCGTGAAAATGCCAAAACCCAAGCGCCGCATACTATCGAAAGTGCAATCATTGTTAAAGGTGGCGCCAACGTTGCTTACAGTGCGTCAAATAAAACTCAACGTAACACTGATTGGGCTGTCACCGAAGTAACCGCCAAAGAGCTTGAAACACTTAAAGCGCATCAAGGTTTTATGCGACGTGTTAAGCGTGGATTTATTACGTTTGAAGAGCCAACGGAATTAAAAGCAGATTCCTCTGCGCAAATGACCGAAAAGCAAATGAAAGCTAAGGCCCCTGCTGCCACGGCTAAAACTGGCCCTGCTGACGAGTAATTATTATGCCAATCATAAACAACCTTTCTAAATATAGAATAAAAGATGAATACACTCATTATGCATATTTGCATGGGGTGCCAATTTATTTCAATGAACACAATAATGCTGTATGTGTTAGAAACTGGATTCCAGACTTTTTATTAGATATTGGTGAGTTTATGTTTGGTGTTTTTAATCAGTTAATGATGGTTGAAAATCCTATGTACGCCATAAAGATTTCAGCAAGGATTAGTTAAAATGACTATTGATCTCGATATTGCCGCGTTCCGTATTAACTTTCCGCTTTATGCGGATGAAGTTAAATACACTGATGCGCTGTTAAATGCTCAGTACGCGGTAGGCAAGTGCTACATTGAAGATAGTGATTGCACTATGGCAGAGGCTTGCCGTGAATATGCATTACAGTCAATGCTGGCTCACTTGCTCTATATTCGAGATCAAGTTAATTCCGGTAATAATATTGGCGTCATCACAGCAGCTAGCGAGGGGGATGTTAGCGTTTCCCTTGCTACTCCAGTTGTCGAAGATGAATGGCATTACTGGTTTAACTCATCACCATTTGGTCGCGAGTTGGTCGCAATGTTATCGGGCAATGCTGTTGGCGGTTTCTACGTTGGTGGCTCACCTGAGCGTAAGGCGTTTAGAAAAGCTGGCGGGGTGTTTTAATTGAGCCGCGTCAGTGTAGACCTATCAGCCATCAAGCAGCTTCAAGAAGCCTTGGCTCAAGCTAACGGTGAAAAGCTGCAAGTAGGCTGGCTGTCGTCTGCAAACTACACTGATGACTTGCCAGTTGCACAGGTTGCATTTTGGCAAGAGTTCGGTACAAAGACGGCACAACCTAGACCGTTTTTCCGTCCTGCTATTGCTGACAACGAAGCGAAGTGGGCGACACTAGTTGAAAGTGGTGCCAATGCAGTGATTGAAGGCCGAGCGTCCATGGGTGATGTATTCAATGGCCTTGGACTAATGGCGCAAGCTGATGTAAAAAATGCTATCACGGGGCCACACGAAGCGCTATCACCTGTCACCTTGGCATTGCGCAGGCTTAGAAATGAAGGCGTTGAAATTAACGGGACATTAGTTGGTGCTGTTGCTGCGGCTATCGCTAACGGCGAAACGGGCACGGGTCAACTCGGGGCTCCATACGGCAATACAACACCACTTAATGATAGCGGTATGATGATAGCTACTTTAACCTATAACGTGGGCGATCCAGAAGAATGAAGAATTTTCCTATAAACCTGCTAGCCACCGCGCAAACCGTTATCGGCAAGCAGGATTACCAGCTTCGTAAATGTCTAAGCCGTGCGCGTAATGCTGCAGGTTATTATGTAAGCACGTTCAGTGAGCCTATTGATATGCTTGGCAGTGTTCAGCCAATCCGCGCGACTCAATATCAAGCTATGGGGCTAGACTTTAAAAAAGCCTATATCAAGATTTACGATATCAATCTAATCGAAGCCATGACGCGCAACACCAATCCTGACCAAGTTATTTGGGATGGTTACTTGTGGAGCGTTGCAGAAGATACCGCGTGGTTTTTATCTGGCGGATGGAATTATGTAATGTGCGTTAGATTGGAGAAGTACGTACCATGACCGACAATGAAATGATGATCGCCATTATCGAAGAAATTGAAAACCAGCTTGAGCTAGTTAACTTTGGCGTTTCTGGCACTGACTTTGAAGTTGGGCGCAATCAACAGCCTACTAATCAGTACACTGGTAGTGATGGCGACGATTCAGTAAGAACGCGCATCTTTCTTTATTCGGTTACTAAATCCAATGATGGCCACGGGCGATCGTACACTCCAGGTGAAAATTTTACTCGTACCGACTTTCAGCAACGTAGCAAATCAATTCAAGTAAGTGTTATCCACTCGTTTGATGAAACCAATATCAATGCTAAAACACCTGAAGATGTTGCAGACCTTATTCACGACTTATTAGATAGCCCTGATGCTATCAAGAATTTACGCGATAAAGATATTTTTGTGCAGAATGTCGGTGATGTTCGCCCTATCTTTTTTATTAACGATAAAGACAGAAACGAACAAACACCTAATTTTGACTTACTGGTTAACTATTCAAGCTCAATAACCAAGACTACAGGTTATGTTGATGTAGTTGATAGTGTGGTTGTTGGGGTTTAATCCAAACGACTAAAAGATAGGATGATTATCGCGCTATAGCTAGCATTAAAATTCTTGACTACATAGCGCTTGTAATTATCAATCTCTTTGTCGTATTGATCTGCAGTAGATATGGGGTTATCTGTTTTTATTGTTCCAGACTGATGAGCGTCACTGAATTTACTGCAAATAAAATATAAAGCCATCATGTTACTCCTTGCTGACATCGGTTGTTTGGGTTTAGTCTTTTTTAAGGCGAATAGGCATAACAACAAACACTGGGTTGCCGTATTCTTCATTAATGATTGCATTGAGTGACATCATTTTAATGGCGTTATTAATGCCAAACAACTCAACCTTAGCGTGACACATTTTGCTGATGGTAAACATCTTGCTAAATCGTCCGATGTAATCAGGGTTAATACCTATTTCATTAATAGCCGTCTTTTTGTCATCTTTAGGAAAAACACGATCAAAGTCTGGATATTTGCCCTCAATAACGTCGACAACTTGAACGCCGATTAGCTGGCAGAATTGATCGTAATGCTTAACTATAGCTTCTACTTCACCAATCTCAAATATTGAGCTAACAGCCTTAGCGGGTACTCTGCCTTGGATGTTTACAATTCGCTCAATTTCAACATGCTTATCCATGGCCATGCGTACACAGCAGTGGCCATCGGTTGATTCCACGTGATTACCTTTAATGTGAATACCACATAGATATTCACGCCAATCATCTTTTGCTTGGCACACTTGCGCAGCACGTAATAGCTTACTTTTAATTTTCATTAGTTTTGGTTCCTGTTGTGGTAGTTGTTATTAATCACTCACAAACCTTAACACACTTTCGCGATAGCGCAAGCTATTTCTATAAATACACTTCAAGTGATATACTCATCACTGGTTAATCAAACCTTTGCAAAGGACTTTAAACAATGCCTATTTCTAGCAATCGCTACGTAGACATAACAAGCGCGGTTGGTGGCGGCGACGCCTTCCCGACCCGTGAGTTACTACTGCGACTATTTACAACTAACGAGCGTGTGCCAACTGGCTCAGTGCTTAACTTTTCCGCAAGCTCGCTTGATTCGCTCCGTGATTATTTCGGCTCGACTAGCGAAGAATACAAACGCGCAGCTTATTACTTTGGTTTTATTTCTAAAGTGGCAACGTCACCGAAGAATATCCAATTTGCACGATGGGCTGATGCAGCTACAAGCGCACAAGTATTTGGTTCTAAACTGCCATCACTTGACACGCTAAAAGCGTATACCGCCGCAGCATTTGACATTGTGCTTGCGGGTGTAACCTTTAACGTTGCAGCGTTAGATTTTTCAGCCGCGACCACTTACGCCGATATTGCTACCGAGTTGCAGACTCAAATTCAACTAGAAGCTGGTGCCTTAGCTGCTGCGACTGTTGTTTATGACGCCTCGCGTACTTCGTTTGTATTTGATACTAATGGCAGCGCTGACGGTGATATCTCATTCACAGCCGTTACTGCTGGTTTAATTGACGATCTTGGTTTTGGTGAAAGCGCAGTATTCAGCAATGGTATTGCATTGCAAACCGTTACCGATACGTTGTCAGTATCAACCACGTTAAATAATAACTTTGGTTCATACAATTTTATTGATGAGCTTACTAATGACCAAATCCTTGAATCAGCTATTTTTGCTGATGGTCGCAATGTTGAGTTTATGAACCTGGTTAAAGTGACCACAACAAATCGCGCCGCTATTTCAGCGTTGATCGGCGGTTATGCATCAACTGGCATGGTGTTGTCACCATTAGCTAATCAATACCCTGAGTTGTTACCAGCCGCTATTTTGGCATCACTGGATTATGACAAGCCAGCAGCAAGCGCTAACTTCATGTATTACACTGATAGCCGCTTGACGCCATCAGTGACGACTAGTACACAGGCAGACATTAACGATCCGCTTGCAGTAAACTATTATGGCCAAACTCAAGAGTCTGGTGTTAATGTTTCATTCTTGCAGCGTGGTCGTTTAACAGGTGGCGAAACTGCTCCCAAAGCTATGGGTGTTCATGCGAACGAGCAATGGCTTAAGGCTTACTTAAAAAGTCAGTTCTTAAACATGTTCATTGCACTACAGCAAGTGCCAGCAGATTTAGCAGGTGAAGCTATCGGCTTATCATATATTGATGCTGGAATTTCCAAGGCTCTTGAAAACGGCTCAATATCTGTCGGTAAGACATTGACGACCACACAAATTAATTACATCACACAGCTAACCGGCAACGGCAAAGCTTACCTTGATGTGCAATCGCGTGGTTACTGGCCTAGCCTGACCGTCAATGCAACTACCAATACGATGGAATACCTCCTTGTTTATGCTAAGCGTGATAGCGTGGATAAAGTGGAAGGCCGTCACAGCTTAATCTAAGGGGTTAAAAATGGCTGATACTTCACACAATGGCGCGATTTACACGATCCATGCGCCAGTAGGTACGGCAGGATTACCCCTGCCAATCTCTGCATTTCCAAAAGACACCGATCCGTTTGATGTGCCAAACACTGACATCGCGGATCTAGAAATCGGTACTAATGGCGATGCAATAGGATGGACAGTGCAAAATCCTGTTGAGTCATCACTTGCGGTTATCCCTGCAACTGACGACCACGAGATCATGCAAAACATCTACAATGCCAATCGTGCCGAAAAAGGTAAGCGCGGTGCTAACGATGTGATTACCTTGGTTCGTATTTTGCCTAACGGCGAAACTACAACGATGAAAGGTAAGATCACTAGCGGTCCTGCAGCGACTTCATTAGCAAGTTCTGGTAAAATCAAAACTCCAGTTTATAGCTTTAAGTGGTTCAAGATTTTCCGTACCCCGGCTATTAATATCGAAGTTGGTTTTTAGTAAGTAAGTAGCAAACGGTAACTGGCTAGGCATCTAGAGCCGAAGAGGGCGCACCTCCCCTGCCAGATTACTTTTAAAGTGCTAATAGTTTAAGGTGAAACTATGACATTAATGAAACCCAAACAAGTTACGTTGACGAGTAATGTCAACGGGGACAAAGAAGAACGAGTATATAATATTGGTCGGTATGATGGTTATACGGGCCTATACATGATCGGCCTTGGCGCTGAGCTGCTCGACTCAGCAGCACGTAAAAAGATGCTTTCGACTGATACGGTCTTTGCTAAAAAGCTGCAAGACATGCTGAAAGAACAAGGCAAGTATATTGAATACGTGCATGATGAAGGCGTGGCCAATCTTGGTGACTCAATAGCAGTAATGAAAATGTCCGTGCCTGATGTTGATATTGCCCTGCAATTAATGCGTGAAGTACATGATTACAACACAGCACTTTTTTCAAGCGCAAACCTCTTGAGTCGCTCCCAGAAATGGATGGAGAAGGCCCACGAGTTAGGCAAGAAAATATTGGGCCAATTGTCGGATTCATTCTCGGAGAAAAAGCCGCGACGATCAAAGAATTAAGAGAAGACTATGATGTTGAAGATATGCTCAACATTTATGAAGCTTTGATGGTTAAACATGCTAACGCATACTGGGCTTATAAAGATGCTAGCAAGCCAAAGAGTTAGAAAGAAAACACGAAAAGTTGACAAATAAAAAAGCAAGGAATATAGTTACCTTGCTTCCTGTAAAACCTGTTGTTAATTTTTGTTGTGAATCCTGTTGTGATTGCCCTTCTTGCGAAGGGCTTTTTTTGGCTATAAAATAAGTTTGTATCCAATAACACCAATGCTTATCAATATTGATAATGCGCTAATAATAATTGCAATAATTCCAATTTTAATCGTTTGTAAATTAATTTTATCTAATCTGTTTAAATAACCCTCTCTAGATTCATTCATACCTAAAACCCCTCATATTCACGCTTAAGCGCTAATTCAGCTTCTAAATCCTCACGACGTCGACGAACCTCTAAAGCTTTCTTCATTTCCTTTTCAGTCATGCGTGTACGTGTTGGCATTGCTATCTTTGCCAGTTTTCTTGCTGTCATTGGGTTGAATGATTGTTTAGTCATTGGCTGCCGCCTATTAGTTGAATTTAGGGTGATTGAAGCACCAGTTTGGAAATCCAAGTTTTGCTGCAACATTGATAGAAACAACCCCAACTCTTGAGCATGGCTTTTTAACATCCCAAAAGTTAAATCCAGCAGATTTTGAAAACTCTACCTGTTTAGCCGAAAGACTTGCTATCTTTTCTTGCATTGAATAACCATCAGCACGGATTGATCTATACTGACTTCTAAGCGCTTTGAATGTTGATTTATCCATTTTATGTCTCCGTGGTGTTTCGCTATGCTTCAATACAATCAATTTATCATTACCGCGTTAGCGTGTCAACGATATTTTACCATACTAGATAGAAATTGTGCTTGTGATATAATCAAATGCAATAATCATATCTACACTAACGCAGGTCATCAATGAGCCTACTCTCGACGTTCTCAATACTATTCGACACTGACGCTAAGAAAGCGGCTGATGATACTGAAAAATTAGCCGAAGCGCTTGACGATGTTGAAGGCGCGGCCGAAGGTGCTGCAGGTGGTGTTGACGATACAACAAAGTCATATAACGAAAATACACACAGTATTGGTGGCTTAACTAAGGCCATGTTTGGCATGATAGCGGCCTATGTGACGTTTGATGCTATCGCTAGCCGTGTCATCGATAACGCTACCCAAATAGATTCGCTTGGTAAATTCTCGCAGACATTAGGGCTTAATGTTGTTGAGTTAGATGCCTGGGGCGCGGCAGTATCAAGAAATGGCGGCAGCGCTGAGGCGTTTCGTGGCACTGTTGAATCACTTCAAAATTCGCTGCAAGATATGGAAATCACCGGCGGCGGCGAGATGATCAACACGCTAGCCATGATTGGTATTCAAGCTACTGGTGCAAACGGTAAGGTTAAGGACGTATTTAGCTTGCTACCTGAAATAGCCGAAGCCTTTAAAACAATGAGTACCGCCAAATCGTTTGCATTTGGTAAGCGCCTTGGATTAGACCAAGGAACAATATTAACCCTGCAACAATCTCGCTATGAAATCGACAAGCTAATCGAGCGCCAAAAATCGCTAGGCGGCGTGACTAAAGAAGGTTATGAACGTGCAGCAAAATTTAACGACCAGTGGGATGATACAAAGCGCGTGTTTAATTCATTGTGGATGAGCGCAAACAGCACTATTTTACCACTGTTAACAAAGTTTTTTAGCGGCCTAGAAAGTATCGTAGTTTGGGTTAAGAAAAATCAGACACTTGTTGAAGGCTTCTTTATTGGTGTTGGCGCTGCAATCACTATCGCTTACTTGCCTGCCATTATGTCTGCTGCTGCTGCGACTATTGTTGCTATCGCTCCATTTGTATTAATTGCCGCTGCAATAGCGCTTACAGGTATTGCTGTTGCGTTACTATACGAAGATATCAAAGCATGGGTTAACGGATCTAAATCAGCGATAGGTGAGATTGTCGGGGAGTTTGACGAGTTCAAGGATAAAGTGGTAAGCGCATTTGATACTATTTCGCAAAAGTGGAAAGACTTTGTGAAATTCTTCACGGATACTAAAAAAGACATTACTGATTTTTTAGATTTATCAAGCGTGTTTTCTGGTGGCATTGCCATTCAGTCTGGTTTTGTTCAGCAAGGTTTTAATCCAGATAACGCACCAACGGCCACTGATATGGCAATGGCACAAATTGCCACCTACCAAAACACGCAGCTTAACCAAGGCGGTTATAATATGAACCAGCGTACAAACAATGTTAATGTGAATGTTGGCGGGGCGAATATTGACGCTCGCGGAATGTCATCACAGCAAGCTTCGAAAGTGTTTAGCGACGGTTTGAAACAAAACGTTGAAATGGCCATAGGACAACTATCTGACGGGGTGCAACGATAATGTCATTTTTAGATAGCGCTTTAGCGTTTTATTCTGATAACTCATCAGAGCCTGTTACCGCCCTTTTTGACTCGGATGGCAACCAGTTGTTTGAGACTGTTGTCATATTGGAAATGTCCACTTCACCAAGCAATACATTCGCAGAGCATACGCTTGAGGATGGAACCGTTGTTTCTGACAACAAGATTAAAAACCAGACTCGCGTCAACGTTACGGCAATATTAAGCCCTGACGACTTTAAAGAGGCTTATGCCAAGTTAAAAGCGGCTGACAATAATAACACCAAGTTCACCATTCAAAACCGTGTAGACACGTTTGATTCAATGTATATCGAGGCATACCCGTATAGCGAAAGTTCTCGCATTGCCAACACGATTGCCATTAACATTAACTTTGTTGAACAGAAGTTTGCTGATGTAAAAACGGGCGACTTACCCGCCAGTAAGGTTAACAATGCATCAGACGCGGATCCAGTTGATAGTGGCACTAAGTTACCGCAAGAAAAAACAACAACACTGTTAGACATTCTCAAGTCTGGGGGTATTTTATAATGCAGCTAGTGCAAATCAGCGCAGTACCAAGCCAACAATTTAGCATCCCGCTTGGCGGCAACAACTACGATATTAAGATTTATTCAATTGATGGTGCCATGGCTTATGATTTGGATATCAATAGCCAAAGGCTAACTAATAACGGTGTGTGGCTTATTAGCGGCTTCAAGATGTTTAATGATGTGCCGTTACTTGTATATCGCAGCCAAGAGGTTAACGGTAATTTGCTACTGCAAATATCTGAGGACGAAATACCAGATTATACCCGCTTCGGTTTATCTCAATTCCTTTACTACATGACGGCGAGCGAGTCAGAAGCCTATCGAACGGTAACCGACCTATGAGCGAATTAGATCAACGTATCGTTAAGGTTGCCATTATTGTTGGCGATAAAATAACGTGGTATGAAGGGCTAAATATTGAGGCAAAAGGAATCAAAAAATCCAATACCATTATGAATCAGTGCGAGGTGGTGATTTTAAATATAAGCCGCACAGCTCGCGAGCAAATACTGAAAGAAACAAATCCATTTTTACAGCGTGGTAAAAGGATATCGATTATTGTTGAAGTTGGACGAGTTAGCACTGGCACAACGACTTTATATACTGGTACTGTGTTCCGCTCTCAGTCAACGCCAAAGCCCAATGTAGGCGTAAGGCTAACCTGTATTCAAGGTTATGATAATCGCTCTAAAATCGTGTCTAGAAGCGCGTCAGAGATAACTGACATGTCATCGATTGCCGCTTGGGTAGCAGAGGATAACGGCTATAAATTATCGTTTGAAATACCTGATAAGAAAATTGCTCGATACTCTTTTACGGGCTCCGCCCAAGCATCGCTTAACCAGCTTGAAGCGTTAACGGGTGCCGATGTTTATGTCGATAATAAAACGCTGTATATTAAAGAGGCCGAAACTCCTGCCAATGGATTGCCTGTACGCATACTCGACAAGTCTAGCGGTTTGATATCAGCAGAGGGCACTGAGTACGGCGCCAAGATGAAAATGCTATTTGATAACGTGACCAAAATTGGCGGCCAAATAGATTTAACATCAGAAATAAACCCGTCATTAAATGGGTCTTATACCGTTCGAGTGCTTCCGTTCCACGTCACTAGCCGTGATGTGCCATTTTATTACATAGCCGAATGCAACAGGATTGACAAAAAACGATGAGTGATGAAATTGATGACAATGACAATCTAATGGTTGATCTGGTTAAGGACATTTTAGCGGCGGTAAAGCGTGCGATTGAAGTATCAACGCCCTGTATCGTAACTAAGGTTATTAGCCGAACAAAAGTAAACGTTAGGCCATTAATTAAAATAGTGGCTCAAGATGGTGTTTCGTATGAGCGCGATGTTATCGAAGGCTTGCCAGTATTCACTGCCGGCGCTGGTGATAGGTTTGTTTCATTCCCAGTGAAGGTTGGTGATAAAGGTTGGATAGATGCAAGTGATAGAGATATTAGCTTGTTCTTGCAATCTTACGGCAACGTAGAGCCGCCTACTAGCCGTATGCACAGCTTTAGTGATGCTAGGTTTGTTCCTGACATTATGACCAACATAACTATTGCCGAAGAAGATGCCACGGCCATGGTTATTCAAACTCGCAACGGCACGGTAAAAATTGCGCTTGATGATGGTGAGATAAGAATTAAAAATGCTGACGTCAGTATTGTTATTGATGGCAGTAAAGTAACTGGCATTGCTCCAGGCGGTTTTGATTTAAACGGCGCCAAGATAACACCATCAGGTGATGTTATTACAGCGAGTGGTGTTAGCCTTGATGGTCATCCACACAATCAATCTAATGATAGCGGCGGCAATACAGAGCAACCAACTGACGCGCCAACAGCCACGGCTTAAGGATAATTAATGCGAGCAATAAAAATAGATAGCAATCGAAACCCCATTATTAAAAGCGGTAAATTTGTCTGGGTAACCGGTATTGATGTCGTTGCGCAAAATTGCGACCAAGCTATGCGACAACAACTTGGCGAGTTAAATTATAGTGCCGACAAAGGCATTCAATATTTTGATAACGTAATGGGTGGAAATCCAAACTTTCAACGCTTTGAAGCTCAAGCTCGAACACAGATATTAAATGTTGATGGTGTGAGTGGTATTGCTAGTTTTAATTATGAGTTCAAAGGCGGCGTTTTAAGTTACAATGTCTCTATCAATACGATTTATGGGGCAGTGACCGTGGCGGATCAAGTATGAGTTATAATTACATTGTAGACAACGGGGTCATTGTCCCGAATACGTCAAGCATCAAAACAGAAGTTGAAGCAGAGTGGCGGCTCATTGCGGGCGAGGATGCGACCGTTGATCCTTCATCATTTGAAGGTCGGTTAATTGATGCGACTACAACAGCCAGAATTGAGATGGCTCGCAATAATGCAACCTTAGCCAATCAGCTAAACCCTAACATGGCTAACGGCTCATTTGTTGATGCTCACCTAGCGCTTGTTGGTGGAGAACGTGACGGAAAAGAGCAGTCAACTGTTGAGCTTACATTAACCGGTATTATTGGCACTAATATCTTGGCGGGCTCATACGTTGAAGATATTAATAAACAGCTTTGGTTTTTAGTGTCCGATACGGTTATCGGTGCAGGAAACACGGTTACAGCATCATTTAGATCACTAAATTATGGTGCAATACCTGCTGACGCTGGTGAGATAACAAAGATCATATCAGGTGTTGTTGGGTGGGAAACGGTTAACAATGCTGCTGCGGCTACATTAGGCAAGCTTGAGCAAAGCGATGTATCAGCGAAGCGTCAGCGACGATTAGAGCTTGGTGCTAATACTCGATCTGTTGCTGAATCTGTTATCTCTGCGGTATATAAACTAGAAGGTGTTAACGGCATTCAGTTTAGAGAAAACTATACTAATGCCACTGCAGTTATTGACGGCATCACATTAATAGCTAAATCATCATGGTTATGTGTTGATGGTGGAGTGACTTCTGAGATAGCGGAGGCTTATTATAATAATCGTTGGGGTACTGATTTTAATGGTGCTGTTGAGTATGTTTATATTGATCCTATTAGTGGACAAAATCCAACAGTTAAATTTGATCGCGCCATCGATAAGCCAGTCGAATGCAAAATACAGGCGCGTGTTAGTGCATCTCAAAACGCTATCGCAGATATTAAAGCCGCTATCATTGCCTATGCTATTGGCACTTTAGAGGGTGAAGACGGGTTTTCACTTGGGCTTGATGCATCCCCGTTCGAAGTGGCTAGCGCCGTTAATTCTCAACTGCCAAATGTGTTTGTTAAAAAATGCGAGCTAGCATTGCTTGGTGGAACGCTAAGCACTGACACTATCGATATTGATATTAATGAGAAAGCCACAATCACTGAAAATGATATCGAGGTGATATTAGTATGATTGAACTGATAACAGCTTATGAATTGGCTATGGATGGTATTCGATGAGCGATCCCTATTTTTGTGAAATAAATTTATTATCATCGCTAGATTGGCAAAGGTCAGGCGCGGATATTGTCGAAACGCTTGTTCAAAACCAACAAGATTGGATGCAACTAAATTACGCTGACTTTTGGAATAATTGGCAGAAAGATGTATTTACCCTTGGCACTGCTAACGACTTTGGTTTAGCCGTTTGGTCTATTATCCTTGATGAAAATATTTATGGATTCTTAGCAAGATCCCCCGATAATTATCCGGCATGGGGATTTGGCCCTGATGATGAAAACTTTTATAATGGCTCTTTTGCCACTGAAACTGCATTTTCTTATGAGTTCAGCACAAATCAAAAGCGAACATTACTGCAGCTAAAAGCGTTCAAAGTGCTAGCTATGAGTGGGCCTATCATTCAAACTAATATCGCTATGAAAAACATCTTTGGCGATAATGTAATTGTAGCGCTTGATAATCTTGATATGAGTTATTCATATCTATTGCGCGATCCAAGCATAAACGATTTTATCAGTGAGATACAAAGTAGGGACTTACTACCGCGCCCAATTGGAATTGAAGTTGCTGACGTAAGATTTATTGAAGCTGATACATGGGGATTTGCAGAGTTTGACGAAAACTTTGACGATGGTAACTTTTACGACGGCTCTATATAAGCCGTATAATATTCATAAATTATTTAAATAGGATCACTCATGGCTAATGAGACAAAATATTTTAAAACGCCGTTTGCAGAAAGTGGAACCCGCACCGAAGTGCCAAACACTAGTATCGGTGGGCTTGTGGCGTTTAATACAGGCTTCGGCCCTGACTATGAACTACCGCAAGGCGCAGCAGGTCGTAAACGTATCGAGCGCGATAAATATAACGGAATGCTATTTGATGTAACTAATAACCTCAAGCAGTGGCAAGAGGGCTTGTACCCAACGTGGATCGAAGATAACGGATCTGGTGTGGCATACTCATACCCACAAGGCATGGTTGTTAACCACGCTGGTGAAGATTGGTATTCTAATGAAGCAGCAAACCAAGAAGAACCAGGCACAGGTTCAAAGTGGACTATATACGCTACTGCGCTCGCTAATTTCCCAAAACTATCAGTCAATGTATTTAATGAAGTTATCACGGGAACGTCAAGAGACTTGCAAAGCCGCTCACTAGACACGCTTAATATCTTAGATTTTGGCGGTTTAGATGATGATGACGGATCGTTAGCCACGACTAATAATTTGACGCCATTTGCTTCATATGTTGCTTATTTGAACTCGGTTGGCGGCGGTAAGATGTATTTACCAAAAACGGTCACTGGTGGTTACTTTATTAATGGTGACGACCCAACTCCTGTCACCTCGCCAATTGAAATAGTGGCAGACGAGGGCGTGTATATTCGCATAATCTCAAGCGGTGGCACAACTAATAGCCCGTTAGCGAATAACAACCTAAAATCGAATCGTCAAATTTTAAAGATACAACAAAACTTTGGCTTTAGTAATTACACGCAACCAAATACGGGCGCATTGGCTTCATCTAATTTATCGAACATCACGCAAGGTCAAGGCGTTTACTCTGAACCGCGGTCGCTAGTGGGTGATAATTTCGTTGTCATAGATTTAGCCGACCCGAGCAATACTATTACGCCAATCGCGTCTGTATCCGATTCGATATCGTTTAGCGGGACAGGTAAAGATATTGCAGCAGTAAAGGCGGCTCGTGTTGGCGATGAAACGTTTGCTTTAATATCTAACCCAACTGCGGGAATATTCTTTGCTGGCGTACTAACAGCTAATGGACATTCTTATTACTCACAAAATAGCGGCACTCAGGCGGTGATGCTCGTTGACTCAACAGCTGGCTTGTCGCCATTAGTTACTGGCGTTCAATATGCGCTAATGAATCAGCAACGTGATTTATTCAATAGTTCATTGATGAGCGTGCGTATCATCTCATCTCGTAAATACAGTGTTTTGTGTAACGGTTTAGTTATCGGCACGTATAACACTCGCTCAAACATCACGGGTGTTATGTTCGGTACTAGTCAGATCGACGGCACAACATCGGTGAGTCAGTTTAGCAGCGTTATCACAAGCTCAAAAGGTGGTAGCAAACCGTTACGTATCGTTGCGCTAGGCGATTCAACTGGTGACAATGATGTGCAATATTCACCATACAGACTGATGAGCAGTATTTTACAGTCTCAAGGTTTACAGTTAGCTGAGTTAAACAACTTGTCGAAAGCAGGTGAGCTGGCGGCGCAACAGTACGCACGATTACAAGCTATCGGCGTAGGATATGATTACTGCCTTGTTCAAGTCGGTGTTAACGATATTCAAGGGTTAACCAGTTTTGCTAGTTTCTCACAAACGATTGTTAATATTTGTAACTACGCTAAGTCGGTAGGAATGATCCCAATCGTGGGAATACCGACACAGTTTTATTCGCTTGCTGAGGCTAACGCAAACGGGCAAACTGGCGGACAAAATACAGCTAACAACCAACTCGGTTACACTTATCGAGCTTTATTAATACGGGCAGTTGGCGCTGCGGGTGGCTTAGTTAACCTGCAGTCGATTAAAAATCAAGGTGCGTTAACGGCCAGTTGGTTAAGCGCTAACGTAACAGGCGTACAAACTGACTCAATGGTCGTTGATAATATTCACCCGACACCATACGCTGCTATGATGCTTGGTTTGGGTTGGTCTGAGTCTGTATTGGGTGCATTACATCGTTTAGACGATAGCGAGTCGCAACCATTCGAAAGCGTTCCGACTAATTGGATGCGTAACGGTTTTGGCATCACGTCACGCCCGACTATTAAGGTGTTCAAGTTAGCGGGTAAAGTACACTTTGACGGCGCTACATCAGCAGAAGGTAACCCGTTCATGCAGCTACCTAAGCATTTGCGACCAACGGAAGTTAAGGTTAAGGCTGTGACGTGTTTTGCTGCTTCCGGTCTTCCTTCTGGTTTGGCAAGCCTTTACATCGGGGTTGACGGTAACTGCTACGGTTTTAATATTCCAGCGCTTACGGTCTCGCTTTCACTTGATGCGGTTGATTTATCCGATGTGGCTTTTGTGTAGGTCGATAGTATACTAAGCATTAATACCAGAACTAATGAAGGGGCTTATCTTTTGGCTAAGCCCATTAATGACATCATTAAACAAAAAATAGCATAGGATTATTCATGGCTAATGAAAACAGATATTTCAAAACACCATTTGCTGAAAGTGGCGATAGATTGGAAGTGCCAGATGCAAGCGTAGGCGGCGCAGTAGGATTTGACACTGGTTTTGGGCCTGATTATGAATTACCACAAGGTAGCGTCAATAAAAAACGCATAGAGCGCGATAAGTACAATGGTCTGCATCACAGCATTACTAAAAACTTAAAGCAGTGGCAGGAACATCTTTGCCCGACTTGGATTGAAGACGCTGGAACAGGAACACCTTTTTCATATCCTGTTGGCATGATAGTAAATCATGCTGGTAAAAATTGGGTTTCTAATGATGCTACTAATACAGAAGAGCCTGGTGCTGGTATTAAGTGGAGCGTTCACTTTGATGATTGGATGGCTTTTACTGCGGCCTTGTATGCAGATGCAGGTATCACACCAAACGGTCTACCTGACACAGCTATCGCGTCGCAACGTTTGGATGCTTTGAAAGCTTTCAGTAAGCCTGCAAACTCAATAGTTACCGATAATGGTTACAATTTACAGCAGCTCTCAGACTCACTAGGTTTTAACTCTGCGTCTGTCGCTGCCAGTTTTGACGGTGTGAGTAGTATGGTTGGTAAGACTGTATATATTATCGAAAGGGAATCACGATTTTTAGTTAAAGCGGGGAATAGCCCATCGGTACTTGGGGACTACGTAACCATCCAATCAACGGCAGGTGCATTCCACTATGAGGTTATTCCTGTAAATAATACCGTTACCGCACGCGCGATAGGGGCAGACTCCACGGGAGCTACCAGAACACAAGATGCCATAATTGACGCTATTAACTTACTCCCATTAGACACATTTGTTGACCTAGGTGGTTATGACAAAGAGTACCTACTTTACACATCGGCAGATGGGACTGTTACTTTTGGGGTTAACATCTTAGACTTTCATCGCAGAGTACATCTAATCGGAAGAGGTGCGAAGCTAAAGTTAGACGAGGGAGTTAAGGCTTATATAGCGGAAGTAAACGTCCCTGACATAGAATTTGAAGGTATTTGCTTTGACGGTAATAGAGCAAACAATGCAAGTCATCCAACCTCTAACACTTTAGTTAGGTCGGTTAACGTTGACAGCGGTAAGATTGCATTCTGTCAGTTTATCAATGGAGCTAGTGGTGGGTCTGTTCTTGACGGGTGCTCAAGATGGGAAGTTAAATACAACTACTTCAGTAACTTCTATAGAAATGCATTACAGGCCGCGTCTAGTGGCATGGTTAGGACAGACGAAAATAAAATAAATTACAACTACATAGACGGAACTGATGACGGTGAGTTTGCTAACGGTATATTTTTAAGTGCTTCCTCAGCTACAACGAAAAAGAATTTAACATGCTATAGAAATGAAATTGTTGGCAACATCGTAAAAAATGCTGGAGATTGGGGTATTGAGTCAGGTTATCGCATGTTTTACACGCTAATTAGTGGCAACGTTGTAGATCAAGCATATAACATATGCATAGGAGCGAGAGACAATACAGGTACGGTTATAGATGGTAATATCGCAATATGTAATATTGCAGGATCTAATCAGATCAACTATCAAATTGATGGTGCGAGTATCGCTGGTGATGACGTTGCACCAAATACCGACGCTAAAGTTATCTTGTCTAACAATTACGGGGCATCGGCTGGAACAAACGGTATTAACATAAAATACGCTAGAAAGACAAAGGTCATAGGTAATATACTTATAGGGCGAGGAACTGGTCTAGGTGCTGGCCTTAACATTATGAGCGACAATGCCGATGTTACTGACAACTACGTTGAGAACTTCCAGTTTGCATATAGATTCAACAAAGAAGACGCTACACCACTAGCTAATCTTAGACTTAGAAACAACACAGCTAATGGAGTCGATATAGTGTTTAGGCATGAGGGTATTCAGTTGCTTAACAGCGTTATACAAGGCAACGACTCTACCCAGATAACAACACTGTACAGCAGCCACGCATCAGCAACAGTAAGTAACTCTCGCTACTTTGCTAACGTGGTGGCTGACGAGCCGTTCAAGTGGTCAGCGTTTCTAAATAAGTTTATACTTAGCCCAGACGGTCTACAAAGAGCGATGCCAGCGGCTACAAGTACATCCTCAATATTTACTCCAGTCAGGGCTTGTACGCTAAGGATTAAGCTTGACACTGGTGAGGTGGCTTTATTCTTGGTTAGCGGAGAAGCAACTCCAACTATAACTGCAATAGCTGAAAGCACTAATATAGGTTTAGTTGGTAGCGGTAAGAACTTTAGAATAGAAATGCTTGGAAGTAACCTTGTATTTAAAAGGTATGCCCCAACAACAACAATATTAACTTGGTATGCAGAGGTATCATAATGCAGAGCGAAATTGAAAAACTCAAGAAAGAAAACAAAGAGTTAGAGTTAAAGTGCAATGCACTAGAGGGCGCCCTAGCATCATTTAAAGCCATGCATGAGTCTATGGTAGCAGAAAAAGCTATCCCACCGTGGCTTAGGAAGCCTTAACCACCAACACACAGACGGTTCTCAACGAGCCGTCTTTTCCATATCCTAAACCCCATCCCCAAAGCAATCCCAACACTCACGCTCACGTCTTGAGAACATCTCAAGGCGTGGCGCGTTTCCGCAAAGCTTGTCGATTATTTCGAAAGCTTCATCAGGCTTTGCACTGTGAATATATTTGTTATTGTCATCAACTGGCATTTTAGCCTCAAAGATATTGCGAATTGATTTGTTTTTTATCAAGCGACTCAATGACCCGTTATACATGATCATCACTGATTCAGTGCTTGCTCGTGTCCCGTGCCCCATACCAAAGTGGGTTAGCCCGTTTTTGGTAAGCTTGTGCCATACAAGGCCATTCATCGAAAGAAACTTTTTAAACCCCCAAGCCTTACCAAGCTGGATCGCATCTTCTGGCATGGCGTTTAAATACCACATAAACAAAATACAATCATCTTCGAGCAGATAGCGAACTGGCATACAGCAAAGGTCATACGTTGATGTTGTGCGATATTTTGCGCCAGCTCCGGACTTCATTGAGCCACCTGTTTTTACGTCGTTACACTGCCATGGCGGATCAGCAAGTACGAGGTTATACTTTTTATCAGTGTTGAATATGTCGATTTTCATATTATCCACCCATGCTCAAAAATTTGAACCAGTTGCGCGTGGCTGTTTGGTTTCTATATGTTAGTTTATTCATGTTGCCGCTTCCTATTATTTAGTGATATTTATATCACTTTACTGATTCGAGTAACGCCAATGATTTCATTGTATTTAACAATACTGGCGAAAAGGTTTTCTAGCTTTTTTAAGTCTCGGCTAAAGTTTGACTGTGTGACTCCATTGCTTGAAATGGCTAGCCTTTCATCCCACCCATTAACAAGGTGCAGCTTTAACGACGTTATCATGCCCTCACTGCGCAAGCCTGACATTGATATAAGTTGGTCAAACTCTGCGTTGTCCATGTGTCCTGCAAATAGGTATTTCATTTCTATTCCTTATTAAATACCGCAAACCGCTTCTTGATGAATATTCGCAACCTTGTATTGGCTGCGAATCGACCTGCATTCGTTTTTTTATGCTCAAGCGGCTCATTGTTTTCGGCTTGACGAAAAACGTTACTGTAAGCCTTACAAACAGTTTCGCGCTCTTCTTCGTTAAGATATCCAAGCTGGCTATGTAACCATTCAACATCAGCGACATAGCGAGCGTGGGGTAAAACGCTTATTTTCGGTTTATAGAATGCCATTGCTTAACTCCGACATACCCAAAGTAAGCAGCACTACGGGTATCTTCATTGCTTGACCCACTCCAGCCAAGCTGCTTTAATATTTTGTTGCCAACTTTACTATCCTTCCAGCTTTTGTTGATTGGATGCTTGAACACCTTAACTTTGAAGTGTTCAGCTATGCGCTCAATCTCAACCTGTGCTTGCTGGCACATGCCTATTGATCTTGATATTGTTGTTTGTGACCGAGCATTTTTAACGAATGCTTTTGAGAATGTCGCATTAATTGCGCATACGTTCTCAATGTGGATCTCAAAATGTCGAGCATCATCAAGATTTTCAAATAGGTAAAAAAATAAGTCTAATGCTTGCCAATTATGTAACGCTTCAAGTTTTTCGCCGACATAGATAGCAACACCATGTTTACCGCTATCGGGGTCAATGCCGATTATTACTGGAGTTTTATTTAAGCTCATTTTAGATTCTTATTTGCATTGCTAAAAGATAAATACATAGCTGCCCATACTGTGCAGCAGCCTAGAATATATCCGCTAAAAAATGATATAACAGTAACAGTTTCAGTATCCATGATATTTCCTTGTATGCGTCTTGTTTCAATAACTACAATATATCAATAACGCGATTGCGTGTCAATGATATTTACTCACTCCTATTATGAAATGCAGCATCAGCATATATAGCGCCATTTTTTTTAACCATGGTTATTGGCCCCACTCTATTAACCCAAAAACCAAGCTCACCATTTACATATGCAAAATCATAAATACCAAAGTGTGACTTTTCCATTTTTGATTTATATATGCTGCAAATCATTTGTTTAACTTTTTTATTTTTCACTACTCACCTACCTGCTCTGCAATAAACAACACCTCTTTAACCTCAAACTTTGCATAGCCATTTTGACCCAAAGATTTTTTAACCTTAAGCTCATTTGGCGCTACCGACCAAAAGCCACACTGCGAATAATTAGCGTCGATGGCCTCTATGTCGCAGCTATTGGCTCTAGCTAAACGGTTAAATATCCAATGCTGTTTTTTAGTGTGCCATGCTATCACAGCACCAATCTCTGTCGCGTAAGTGGCTTTGATAGACTTTGTGCCAGTTCCGCCAGTGTATGATTCGTAATGAGCATTAAAGCATTGCACGAGCTTTGTTTCACCCGTTGCAATAATTCCAGCTTGTCCAGCCTTTTCGACTAGCTTTTCATTTGGATCAACTAATCGACCTTTACAGCCAACACAATGACGCGCGGCTATATCATTTTCAGCGTAACAGTCAGGGCAAATCTTCATACTGTAACGATGTGAGCATTGAATTGGCTTTCCGCTCATGATGTACGCTTCTGGATTGCTGCATCTACGAGAATAATGCGCGGGAACCGGTATTTCTTTAAATGCACATTCTCCAAACTCATCTTTGGTTGTTGGGTCTAAAACCTGCATGGTGAGCGGTATACCTTCCCACTGGCAGGCGTGGCCGTCATCATCCCAAGCGGTAGCCTTTTCGGTGCCACTAATAATGAAGTTACCAAAAACATCATGCGCTAATCCTGCATAAGCATCATCACTACGGCGCTTCTTATCCGATACGCAATTGCACGCTGGACAGGTTACGCTGATTTCTGGCGACTCACCCGATTTTACCCTGGCGTTTATTTCTGGGGTAAAAATGTCAGACTGCAATTTGTGTCGCTCGATGTTTTCGGCAAAGTCGGAGATTAAGCAATATTCTTTATCATCATGTAAACGCAAACCGCGACCAATGATTTGTTGAAACAAACTGGCCGATTCAGTAGCTCGCATGATCACCACGTAATCAACGTGTGGCGCATCAAAACCTGTGGTCAAAATGTCAACATTAACAATATATTTATAGCCTTGAACCTTAAACCGTTCAATTTTATCATCACGCTCTTTTTTCTTAAGCTTGCCGGTGATCACTTCTACTTCACCAGCAGGTAAGTAGCTTGCTATTTCCTCAGCATGGCTAATGGTGGCAGCAAATATCATCACACCCATTTTGTTAACTGAATTATCAATGACACGCTGAATGATGCGCTCTGTTTTGGTATTACCAGAAAATGTTTTCTCAACTGACTTGGCAGAAAAGCGGCCAAACTTATCAGTCTCTAATGTGCTGGTGTCGTAGCTGTCCGAGCTATCACCGATTTTAACTTGTGATAAAAAGCTTTCATTGACGAGCTCACCCGCTGTGATGCGGTAAAGTAATTTTGAGTAAAACGGTTCAATTGCGCGATCTTCATCTAGGTGAATTTCTTCCTCACCTGTTGCGTCGATGGCATAAATGTAGCCTGTACCCATGCGGTAAGGTGTAGCCGTCATGCCTATTATTCTGCACTTGTCGTTAACTAGCTTATCTTTGATAGTGTAGCTAAGGACTGAATCAATCAATTTTTTCATGGTGTTGGTCATGCCATGCGCTTCATCGATAATGATAGCACTAACGCCCATGTGAGCGATTTTATCAATAGTGCCTAATGCTGACTGAGGGCTTGCAAATATCACCTGAGAGCGCAAACACTTTTTACCAGCGCTTGCGCAATAGATAGAGGCTTGATTTCCATAATCAACTGTGTACCTAGAAAAATTTTGTTCAACAAGCTCTCGGCTAGGGGCTATGCAAAGAACTCTTTTACTAGGAGCTACGCCAGAAAAGAATTCTGCAAGCTCTGCAACTATAAGGCTTTTCCCACTTCCTGTGGCACATTCTATAAGACAAGGAGACAGTCTTTTTTTGACGTGCTTGATAACCGAATCAATTGCCTCTTGCTGATAAGGTCTAGGTTTCATTTTCATTTATCAGTCCTTACGAATTCAAATCCGCATATTGTTTTGTTGTTTTTAATTGCCCAGCTTATTGCCGCTCCCGTTTTTCCTACTGATGATCCAGCCTCTTTAATGGTGTTGAATTTTTTGCCAGTTGTTTTATTTAAAATTGAAACAGAGAAAACGTGCTTGTCACTTTTCATGTATCCTTTTAGTTTTGACGTTTGATCTATGTTATTCCCATAGCAATCAACAAATGAATACATGTCACCCCCTGCAGTCCCGCCATTCCTAACTGCATACGAAACATTTCCAGTAGTTTTAATTTGAGCTTGCCTAATAGATTCGAACACTTCACCGGTAGTTAGGTTTTTCACTGGTTTTGATTTGTGATTTCTAGAGCCAATCATATTTCCAGTCATTGATTTTGATATGTTACCCCTTGCTGACTCGCTTCTTTTAGACCCGAAGTTAGGGCTTTTTTCTCCAGTCAATCCATATAAAGGATTTTTTTCCCCAGTCCTTTCTGACATTAAAATGCTCATGGCTTCTCTTGCATATTTAAAGCTATGGCTGGTATATCTCTTTTGGCTTTCATTTCCCATCTTTGTCATTGAGAAGAATGCGTAAGTCATAGACTTGTTGTTGTGAATCTTCTTTAGAAGCCAGTGAATAATAAAATGCTCTCGAGCAGTTAGGTCAACAAGATTGGATTTACCATTATTACCTCCCATTGATTTAGGTAAGATGTGGTGAGACTCCTTGTATTGTCCTTTAATTAGCCCTCTTTTTTTTGCAGTACTGATAATTGAATCATGCAACTTTTGGTAATTCATAGTGAAATGCCCTTGATTACTTTTTATAGTATTGTAGCACAAAACCATGAAAAATAAAGTGGTAATAAAAAGCCGCCATCATGGGCGGCTAGTCGGTTATGCTGGTTGCTAATTAAAAATCGATATCTGCGTCAGGCGATTCTTCATATTCAGCACGCTGTTCGTCACGGTCTTGTTGGGTTGGCGCATTATCTGGCACATTCTTTACCTGTCCACCAGCTTGAACCATTTTTTCACGCAAGTAACCGAAGCCGCGAATGAAGTTGATTTCACGCGCCACACCGTCTGGCTCGCCTTCTGGGTCTGTCATAAACAAACCAAACTTGACACGGGCTTCTGACTGCCCTACCCAATATTGTTCAATACTGTCAGTGGATAGCTCAACTTGTCCGTTGGTCATTGGAAAGCCTGCTTGTGCATCTAACACGCCTAAATTGCGCATAGCTAGATCACGCTTACCAGCATCCATATCATAAATCTTGGCGTTGTATTTGTACTTTTGACCGAAAAACTCACCCGCCGATGTAACTACTACATTGACCATGCACACCCGCAAGCTTTTACCTTCTTCGATACCGACAAAGCCACCAGTTACGGCGCACGTTAGTTCGGCATCATTAGGAATTGTTTTATTTTGCCCGTCATAAAAGCCGTCGTAATTTAGATCTTCTGGGTTTTGTTGCTGTAAATATAATCCGCTCATTTGTAGCTCCGTTGTTTATTGTGCCCGAGTGGGCTTTGATGATTAACTAACTGGTTTAGATAACTAGACCGATACGACCAAAAAACTTTCTTAGCTTGTCGTGACCGCGTTGCATTTGTTCTTGTTTATGAGGTCTATCCATACGCTTAGCTACTTTTGATTTAACTTTAGTTGAAGGCATTTTTTATTACTCCGTGATTGCTAGTTTAATTTGGCTGTTGCCGCTTGATGTGAACTATTAAATACTACTTTTTTGTTTACATCAACCTTTTTTTTAAGTAATATTCAATTATTCAATCAAGGGACTTAAATAATGAACACTAAAGCACGCATTAAAGATGCCGTTAAATCTGGCGTAAAAATAAAAAGCATTTCAGATAAAGCAGAGGTTAGTTACTTTCGCCTTAAGTCTGTTATTAACCCGCTTAAGTATAAAGGCGAAACCAGTTTTGACCGCTTCGAGGAAGATAGAATAAATAAAGCGCTAGACGATATTAAAGGTTCATTCTAGGGGCAAAATATTCGTCTTAGTCAGCACTTATAACAACAACAGGTGAGCAAATGAAATTCCCTTTAATATTATCTTGTGGCCACACTACAAGAACATCACTAAGCGACCCTGGTTGCGGGTGCCATAGTGGTGAGCGTCAATATAAAAACAATAGCAATGAGCCTAGTCCAGTTGATAAAGCGCTTGATCAGTTCCATGGTCAGTGGTCAACAGTGCTAGGTAATTATGGTTGTCAACTGCCTAGCGGTCGTAAGCATGGGCCTTGTCCAGTTTGTGGTGGTAAAGACCGTTTCCGCTTTGATGATAAAAATGGCCGTGGTACGTGGTTTTGTTCTCAGTGTGAACCGCAAAGCGGTGGTGGATTACTTCTGCTGTCTCGCTTTATCAATAAAACGGTTATGGAAACGGCCAAAGAGTTGATTGGTGATGACGAGCTAAAAACTATCGCGCCTAAGCGTGTGCATATTGTTGATCATGACGCGGTTCGCGCAGCCAATATCGAGCAAGCCAAAAAAGGTGCTGTGTTATTAATGGCATCGGCTGTTAGTAAGGCGCATAAATATTTAGATGACAAAGGCTTGTTTATGGACGGCCTTGTTAATGGTCAGCCGATTTACAGCAAAGATGGCGTTATTCCTGCTGGTGGACTTTTGTTGGTGCCAGTTTATAAAGCGGGTGAGCTAGTCAACGTGCAAAAAATTACTGAGGACGGTGTTAAGCGGCCATTATTCGGTGGAGATATGCAAGGCGTTCACCATATTATTGACGGTACCACAAAAAGTATCGCAGTCGTTGAGGGTTATGCAACTGGCGTTACTGTCAACAAATTGACTAAGTTCAAGACCTATGTGTCATTTAATACCGGCAATCTTGAGGAAGCAGTTAGGCAGGTTAAAATTGATCATCCCGAATCTAACATTGTTGTTTTTGGTGATCACGATGAAATAGATCCAGCGCATAATCGCAGGCCGGGTGAATACTATGCCAATAAAGCGGCTGATCCATTTGCTGCGGTTGTAGCGTTACCGCCTGAGCTTGGTGATTGGGACGACTACCGCCAAAAGCATGGCGATGATGCATGTAAAGCGACTATGCGCTTAGCGATTGGTATTAAGCCAAAGTCGGTTAGTGCGGTACCAGAAACTAAAGCTGTAGCACAAACTAAGCCAGTGTCGGAACCTAAGCCAAAACCAACACCAGTACAACAACAACCAATGCCAGCATTTGGATCTTGGATGGGTGGTGCTAAACCATCTTCTGCACCTAAAAAGTTAACCGGTATAAATGCGCTGCCTGCAAATATCAATCTTGATGACGTTGACGTTGATAACCCGCCAGGATTAGCTGGTGATATTGTTCGCTACATGAAGTCAGGCGCTCACCGTAAGCTTGAGGGTGGCGCATTCGCAGCTATGGCGATTCAGTGCATGGCAATGGCAGGTAGCGGATTAAGAGGTTTTAGAAACAGCAAGCTAAGCTTGATCACCATCACTTTGGGTGTTTCAGCGTCAGGCAAGGACCGCGCGCAGTCAGTATCAAAAAACTTACTTGGTGAGTCTGGGATCCACGTTTATGGTGATATCCGTTCCGATAAAGATATTATCCGCGCTGCAGCTTATGATGATGGTCGATGCTTCTACATCAAAGATGAAGCACATACGCTGCTAGGTGATTCGTTAGGTGGTAAGGATAAGAACACATCTAAGATACCGGCAACACTGATGGAGATAGCCACCTCATCGCTTTATATTTTATCGAAGCTTCACGCTGATGAATTTGAAGCCACGTTAAGCTCAAAGAAGGCGCGTTATGAAAAAATTATAATGGCCAAAGAGGATATTAGACTTGGCTTTAACACTGATCATGAAAAAGAGAAAATAAAACATATCGACCATGAAATATTGCAGCTAAAAGAAAAGTCAAAAGAGGTCGACCGCGTAGCCTATGCCATCGAACATGGCGTTAAAGATCCAGCCCTTAACCTTGCTGCACTGTCTACCCCACAAAAACTTGCAGGTATTATCGACGAGGACAGCATTGAATCTGGCTTCCTTGGTCGTGCGTTAATTTTTGACTGCGGTGTTGAGCGTGTCCAAAACGATAGCTTGAATGATTTTGGTAAGTGGGAACAAAACGGGTACGAATCTCACGATGATAAAATGCTGTATGAAAAGCTTAAGGCTGGTATCGGTATGATTGTGCAATCGTCTAACGATGTGCGCAACGGCCATATTGAATCCAGCTTTACTGGGAAAGATACTAAAACGTTAGCAACACCAGAAGCCAGCCGAATGATGTTTGATATTGCGGTGCATTACGATCAGCAAGAATACTTGAACCATCCTAGACTTGGCGCTTTGTATGCGCGTTTATCTGAGCGTGTGATGAGCGTATCAAGTTCTCTGGCACTTTATAATGAGGTTGATGGCAATGTGACGGTTGATGTTGAACACGTTAAATATGCGTTGCTGGTGGCCTTAAACTCTATTAAGCATTTAGAAAGTAACTTGCGCATTAACGAAGCCAAAGACGGTGACACCATCGAGTCAAAAATTGAGGGTATCAAAGAGGCTATCACCAAACGATTAAAGGTTAACAAAGGCGATAAGGACGACGGATGGCGCTATAAGTCCAAGCTCAAAGAGTTCCTTAAACGCCAGACGTATTATCAGGAGATCGCCAAAGACCTGCTTAAGCATAACCAAGACGCTTTTGAAAACTCTATCATGTCATTGCGTGGCGAGGGTAAAGTTGAGATTGATGGGCAGCGTATCCGCTTGAAGTAATCCGCATACCACTAACAACTATTAATTGCAAAGCCTTTCTATAAAAAGAAAGGCTTTTTTGTTTGCGCTTATTTTGGTGCCTGAAAATTCAATTCCATAAGAAGAAATTCCCGCATTGCTGGCCGCTTCCTATGCAAAAGTCATATAAAACAACACTTTGCCGTATTTCCCAGATTCCCATTAGGTAGGTCATGGTATATAAAAGTATTACCCCGTAGCTAGAGGTAAAAGAGGAAGTCGAAAGCTTGGCTGGGGTATCGTGAGAAATAGAGGAAATGGGGTGTAAGTGAGTGTATAGGTATATAGTGATATATTTTTTTTTACTATATTACATACACTTACACCTACTCATGCACCTACTCACCTGCTAAACTTCATTTCCTATGGCGTGGGAAGTCCTTCCTATTTTGGGAAATAGGGTTGATACTTGACTATAATTTTATTTATAAAATATATGTTGCAATAATCGATATGATATAATATATTAAATCAGGTAATAACTATTTAATATCATTAACGAGGTTAATCATGTCAAACCCATTCGATGCAATGCCTAGTAGTAAGAAGACCGTTTCATCAATTAAAAATTACAGAAAATTTATTCATCATCAGGTTGAAGGCCTTGCTGTTTTGGAGTCGGTAAAGATTGATGTAGGACATAAAGATCCTGTTTCAGCAAGAATGAATATATTCCAGGCGGCAAATATGATGTCTTACACTTTTAAAACTAAGGTTTCTGATAATGGGGACTTATGGGTTTTAAGAATTTTATAGGCGGTCGATAAAATGCAAAAAATTGAACTTAACGAAAAGCAGCAAGAATTTATCAGCATGGTTGAGTCTGGCGAAATAAGACTTCCTTCGACCGCCAATGAGTTTGTGGCGAAGTTAAAAGGTTTTCTAAAAACTTATGATCACGATGCAGTTGAAAAAGATTTAATTTCATTGTGTGAAAAATGCTATTTATCGACGGCAAAAATAAAAGGTGATGAGCTAGGGTTTGCTTATCGCTCAGCAGTTTTACCAGTCCTAGCCAAAAGGGGGTACTTTAAGCAGCTATCAGGGAGTATGAGTAACAGAGGATTAAGCGCGTTAAGGGAAGTTGAAAATAAACTTTTACTTCTTGGTTACGTTCAGCGACTTAAAAAGCAGGTAAGGGTCACAGTTGCAGGCGGTCAATACCTTAAAACATTAAAAGAAATTGAAAATATAGATTTCTCAATCAACGCATAACCAATAGGAAGCAGCAGAAATGACAACAGCAAGCAAAGCAGGTACAGAATTAAGCACGGAAACGAACTCAGCGAATCAGGACGACGTTAAAATTAACTTGCCCTCACTACCTGATGCATTTAGTGAAGAATCGCTTCTACGGATGTTTGAGAGCGTAGACAAAGAAGTGAAAGCCGAAGTGCCAGACGTTGAAACCGAAGATGGGCGCAAGCGGATTAAGTCACTGGCAGCTAAAATCTCTAAAAGTAAAACAGCACTCGATACCCCTATGCGCGATTATTTGCGTATTCTCAAAACCCAGCCTAAAGAGCTTGAGAAAAATGCGCGCGAATCAAAAGAGCGCTTTGATAAATTGCGTGATGAACTACTTGCACCGTTAGCAGAGGCGCAAGCATGGCAGGACGAAAAGCTAGCATGGTTAGATGGCATTCCAGCATGGTGTGCGAGCAATCCCGCCTCGACCGACTTGTCGGCGTTACTGGTCGATGTTAACGAGTTTGTGCTTGATGATATTTGGACGGAGCTTTTGAAAAAATTCAAGGTGTCACACGAAGCGGCTGTAACAACGCTAACCGTGACGCTTGAGCGAATTAAGTTGGCAGAAGCGCAAGCTTTAGAGCTTGAAGAATTACGCCGAAAGCAAGCCGCAGCAGAACAGGCCGAGCGTGACCGTAAAATTGCAGATGAAGCCGCAGCTAACGCACGTGCAGAATCAGAAGCAAAAGCGCAGCGTGACCGTGAAGCGGTGGACCGTCGAGCGGCAGAATCGCGTCAACGCGAAGAAGATTCTAAGGCCGCAGAACAAAAAGCCATTCGTGACGCTGAACTAGCCGAGCAACGCCGTATCGATGACGCAGCCGCAGCAGCCGAACAACGTAAGCAAGATGCTATCGCAGCCGAAGAACGCCAAGCAGCAGCGGTTAAGTTGGCTGCAGAAAATGAAGCCAAGCGCATTGCTGAGCAAGAAGCTGAGCAAGCAAAGTTGGCAGCAGACCGCGAAGCCAACAAAGAACATCGCATCACCATTAATCGCGCAGCGCTAGTCGATTTGATAGCAGCAGGTGTCAGCGAGGAAGATGCTAAGACCGTCATTCGCGCTATTGGTCGCAATGAAGTGCGTAATATTAAAATAATTTACTAACCAGGAGGGCGTTATTATGGCGCCCGTAATTTTATGGCACATCAAACAACAGCACTAACTAACGCAGAATACAGACAGGTAAAAGCGTGGTCAAATTCTGACCTATCAATGATCAACAAGTCGGCAGCACTCATTGAATGGTCAAGAAACGCGCCATCATCACCAAGCAGCACAGGCGATATTGGCACTGCTACGCATTCGGCAGTATTGGAGCCAGAATCATTTGTCGGTGATTACGTTAAAATGCCGTCATTCGATAAGCGCACTAAGGCAGGCAAGGAAGGCGCAGAACTATTTGAGCAAAATATGGTTGGTAAGGAAGTTATTTCTGACGCCGATTACACACTAGTTACCGATATGCGTGATTCAGTAATGGCGCATCCAGTGGCAAAAAAACTGTTAACATCAAGCGGCGAAAGCGAGCTATCAGTATTTTTTGAAGTTGACGGCATAAAGTGTAAGGCTAGATTTGACCGAAAGCCAGACCATGAAGCGCTTGGATTTCATTGTATCGTTGATTTAAAAACTACTGGAGATATGAGCAAGTTTAAATATTCGGTTCGTGATTACCGCTACCATTGCCAAGCAGCCTGGTATCGTAAAGCTTACTTTGAACTTACGGGGTTTATGCCTCGATTTATTTTTGTTGTGGTGTCTAAACAAAAAACATTCGGCAAGCATGAAGTTAGGGTGTTTGAACTTTCTCAGGAAGATTTAGAGGAAGGCTGGCTACAGTGCGAATTCGACATTGAGAAAATAAAAGAGTTCGAAGAATTTGGCGTGGGTATGGATGTTGAAGTATTAGCATTGCCGAAGAAGTGGTAATAACACAAACACCTTGACTTAAACGCGTTAACGCTATATCGTTGTAGCGTTAATTATAGCAACAGACAACAGGAATATTAAAATGACAACAGCATTATCAATCGTAGCAGCCAACACTGGCGCAAGCGAAGAAGATATTAAAAACGTTATTTCAGGTATGATTATATCAAGCAAAAATCAGCATGGCGCAACCGCTTCAAATGCTGAGATAGCAGTATTCACAGGTGTTTGCTCTAAGTACGAGTTAAACCCACTTGTCAAAGAATGCGCGGCGTTTATCAGTGGTGGCAAGCTGCAAGTCATAGTGATGATTGATGGCTGGTATCGAATGGTAAACCGTCAAGAAACATTTGATGGCGTTGAGTTTGATGACCACCTAAACGACAAAGGCGAAATCACATCTATTACTTGTCGCATGTATATCAAAGGTCGTTCACGTCCTGCATGTGCTACAGAATACATGGCTGAATGTTCTGACCCTAAATCATCAGTATGGAAACGTTGGCCAAATCGCATGTTACGTCACAAAGCCTATATTCAGGCTGCACGTATTGCCTTTGGTATCAGCGAAGTCATAGACGACGATGAAGCCGGTCGCATTCGCAGCAATGGCGGAAGCAACTCACCAGCACAGGAGCGTGACATCACTCCACGAGCTAGTGTCAATCTTACTGATATTGATACCACCATGTCAGACTGCTACACGTTGGACGAGCTTAAGCATACTTGCGGTAAAATCCGTGAAGAAATGCAAGCCAATGGCACATGGGATGGCTCAAAGGCTGAAATCATTGCATTGAACATTAAGCACAAAGACCGCATTAATTTAGCCTCAGCCAAAAAGGACGAACCAACCTATGACCAAGACACAGGTGAGGACGTCACGGAAACCGAATCGAGCGAAGAGGAAGCAATTGAAGGTGAATTACTTTCTAGCGATGACGGAGTTGCATCTGATGACGATGATGACATCGGGTTCGGTGAAGATGATGAATTTGGGGAATAACCCAAACAAGTAAACACCAAGCGCCCACAGTGGCGCTTTTTTCGCGTCTATCGTGGCGCTTTTTTAATATCAGCAATTTCGTTATACTGAGTTTATGTTACACGACAATACATGAGGCGATGATATGGCAGCACTAGAGAAAGTAAAGCATGAGCTATTCGCGCAGAAGTGGCATGAGCTAGATAATAAAACTCAAGCATACTTAATAGCATTCCCTGCGTCTAAGCGGTGGAAAATAGAGACGGTAAACAGCAAGGCTAGCACCATGTCAAAAGATGATAAGGTTTTGGCAAGGTACAAGGAATTACAAGAAGAATCTGGCGCACGCCACGGAATTACCATTGACAGCTTACTGAAAGAGCTTAACGAGATTAAAGAGACTGCAATGAACCTTGAGACACCTCAATGCTCTGCGGCTGTCTCAAGCGTTATGAGTAAGGCTAAGCTAGTCGGGCTTGATATTATAAAAATTGAGATATCATCAAAAGAAGAGTTAACCCCATGGGGCGTTATCCGAGCCGCTGCTGATGAGTAAAGAGTTAGACTTTAGGCCGCAAAAGGTATTTGCCAAAGCGTACAACTTAGACACCAATGTGATAATGGCCGAGCGGTCATTTTTCAGCTCACTTTATGACTACTTTGTCGACGTAGGTGGCCGAGGTGGTGGAAAGACAGTTGATAAAATCAAGTCAGTTGTTCTTGAGGCGTCGATCCGAAAAGTGCGCGTATTGGTTACGCGAGAATACCTTGGATCTATCGCTGAGAGTACCAAAGCCGAAATTGAACAGTGCATCACTGACGAGGGGTTAGACCACTTTTTTAAGATAACCGAGAAGCAGATCACGGCTGTTAACGGTTCTAAATTCATGTTTAAGGGTCTTAAAAACAATATCAACAATATTAAATCAATCGCTGCTGTTGATATTGTTATTATTGAAGAAGCTGAGGGTGTTAGCGAAGTTTGTTGGGATAAGCTTTTGCCATCTATTCGCCCAAGGTCGGGTAAGATGATTGTCATTGTTATTTTCAACCCTGATTCAAAACTGGATGCAACCTGGCAGCAATGGATGGTCAACACGCCAGAACGAACGCTAATAACAAAAACGAACTACACTGATAATAAATACTTCCCTGCTCACCTTGAGCGTTTGCGTTTAAGCGATTTAAGGACATTACCAAAGCGACGGTATGACAAAAAATGGCTAGGCATTCCAACGGGTGCAGAAGGAGACATCATTATTGATGAAGCATGGCTTGAAGCTGCACGCTTTGCGAGTCGTCATGCAGATTGGGAAATAGTAGGGCCAAAAGTTGTAGCATACGATCCCGCAGGGCAAGGCAAAGACAGCCATGCCGTTGCATACTCAAATGGTAATTGCGTTACTGAAATAGATGAGTGGCCATTATCACCAGATTTGCGCGTAGCAACTAACCGCGCATTATCTATGGCTCGAAAGCATGAAGCTGATGAGTTCACCTATGATGAGTGTGGCGGCTTTGGTGATGGTGTTAGCGTGTTTGCTAAAGATAATATCGAAGGTATCAGCACTGATGAAGATGGCGTTAACTTTGAAGAGTTTGAGATTAATGTCACGCCATTCAATGCCGGTGACTCAATCGAAAAACCAGAAGATTGGGATGAAAGCAAAAAGATTAAGGGAACCGAGAAAACCCCTTATGAAATTTACTGCAATCAAAAGGCTCACGCGCATGGTGTCGTAGCGCAGCAACTTTACAATACATACCGCTTTATTGAGCTTGGCGAGCGTGGCATTGATTTTAATGAAATGCTTAGCCTGGATATTGAAGATGATGCCATGTGGAAAAAGATAATGCGTGAAATGTCCACGGCATTATGGGTTAAGTCTGAGTCTAACAGTAAAAAGAAAGTTGAAAGTAAAGAGAATATGAAGAAGCGCACAGGGCAGGAATCGCCAAACATCAATGACGCAATCATTATGCTACGCGCACCACGAGCTCAAGAGTCGCTTAACTTTATGGATGTTGATTGGTCGTAGTGTTTTAACACATTGCTATAGCGCTATTGCAATCGCGTGGTAATGTGTTATTGTTACAGTAGAAATTTAACTAATTGGATAAGATAATGACAAGACAAGATTACACCGAATCGCGCAGTGCATTTCTAGCATCAAATAGCAAGCCTATTGCTGAGCCTGTTTTAGCTGGTGACAAGAGCATTGCAGGCTGGACTATCTCGCGTGATGGCGAAGCATTGCCAAGCGCTAGAAATGGCGTTCGAGTATTTAAAACCCTTGGCGCAATTGCTACGCTTTGCCAGGATAATAAAATCGGTTCGTTTGAAGTTGCGGGGCTTTAGTTAGCCTTGGATGGCGGCGGGCAAATCTAAATAGTGATATAATTACAGGTATAAACCAATAGCCGCTATACCACATTAGCGGCCATTACCTATTTACTCATTAAATACTTTTTGTACTCCGCGTCTTGCTGCTCAAGTATCCGCTTATGTTTAATGTCGTGATACGTGCCAATGGCTTTAAACACGATACCAATAACAATCGATACTGCAGTCAGCGTTATACCAATCAATACTGAATTTTGCGTGATAACATCAGTAATGCTAGCTGTCGCTGTCGCCGCTCCCATCGTCCCGCCGCTGTAAAGCCCCACATTTCCAACATCGTTTAGCGATCTCATCGTTTGAAACTCCCTTTACCCCAAAATATATTTGAAGCACTATTATTAAAAATTGAAATATAAGGGCGAACAAAAGTCCATATGATTGGTAAAAATGCTGCAAACTGGCAAGTAACCAATCCATAAATCAAACTCCCGTATCTTTCGCCCCAGACTAAAAAAATAGGCCCTAAGCCAGTATATCCAGCTTGGGCCCATAAATTGTATTGAGCGACATCATAAGCAAGTGCGGCATAGACTGCCAATGTCATTGCATATATTGACGCTTGATAGAAACCGAACAAAGTACGGCGACGACAAAGCGCCACGGCACCTAATGTTGTGATTGCCGCTCGCAGCCAGTATCTTGCATCACCATCTACAGACAAGAGAAAAGCTGATGCTCCGGTCAATAGATAGATAATGGCAATGATTAAACATTCGCGCCTGATAGGTTTATGTATCGAAGCTAATGCAAACAAGGCAGAGCAAGCAATCAAGTACATTATGACGCTTCTTTGTCTGTTTGTTTCTTAGCTGGAACTCGTTGCTGCTGTTTAACAGGCTTGGTTGGTTGTCCGTCGTCAGGCATAATGGTAACTCCGTAAGTGTAATAAATACCGAATTGGCTCTACTAGTTTACATACTGTTTAATTAATTGGCTATTCTGATTTTAAATAGCCTGTCACGCTTACGTTAAACTACTATATAAAAACTGTTGTTGATGATTGATATTTAAACAACGATAATAGCCTAATCGATACATTAAAGAGGTAATATTATGTCATCAATAAGAATAAACTTACCGCAGGGAGTGTGGACAAATATAGTCACTATTGGCGCGGACGGTTGGGTTAATCAGACTCAAGGCGACACGCAGGTTGTTTACGTTATCGCTGAAACAGCTCCAACATCATTCAATCCACAAACGCCAACTAGGTACGAAACAGAGCGAAGACAGGGTTTTGAGTTTGACGGGCTAGCGGCTTTAGAATCAATCTACGCTTATGCAATTAATGATGATGCAGAGGTATCTGTTAGCATCGAAAAAGGCACATCACTAAACTTGGATGCTGGCTATTTTAATGGCCTTGCGGGTATTATATCGCAGACCTATACAGAGGCTAACTCAAAGCTTGGCACTCAGCATGAGGCGTCAGCCTTATTCGAAGATGTGGCAGGTCTTGCATCTAATAACACGATATTTATAACGGGCGCGCTACCATTATCATTGAAGGGTCGCGTAATTGGTTATAGTGGACTAGGGGTTACCGCCGAGATATTTAGGGCACCAACATACA